TCCATGGGTATGGGATCATCAGGTTCAGTGTCCATGATGCCAAGAATATCATTTCTGGAGATCGTTACGTCGTACGGGGCACAGTTGTCCAGAATGATTTTGCAATTGTTATTTTTGTCGATTGAGACAATGGCTGGCATTCCAGAGATCATTGGCGTTTTTGGCGAAAAAATGCTGGCAATGTAGTTATGTTCTTTAGACACTTTGCCCTTGTACTTGGCAGTGATAACTGTAGAAGTTAATGCGGGTAACGTTAAGTTTTCAGGGATAGATACTGGTTCAAGGAAGTTAAACTACGCGTTAGGAGGATGGCAAGAGGGAATGATTGTTGTGGCGGCACGTCCTTCAATGGGTAAAACTATTGTCGGGTTAGACTTTGCAAAAGCCTCCGCAAAAGCAGGTAAGAGAGTGTTGTTTCTTTCATTAGAGATGCCAAAGGAGTCGCTTATGTATCGTTACATTTCATCCGAAGCACCTGAGTATAAGTACTCTGACATCAAAGCTAACCGAATCACTCAAGAGGACGTTAAGAAGATTAGATTATCTAATGCTAGAGAATTGAAGCAACTGCCTATATTCTTTTATGACTCAGATAACCGTGATGTCAATTACTTGTCAATGATATTGACTGGCGAATGTAGAAAGAATAAGATTGACATAGTAGTGATTGATTATATGCAGTTGATTCGAGACAATCAAATGCGCGGGCAGGATGACTTTAGTCAAGTATCTTCTGTTTCCAATAAGATTCAGAAGCTGACACGTAAACTTGGAATACCAATTGTTTGCCTGAGTCAATTGTCCCGCGGAGCTGAGGGAAGAAGAGACAAGCGTCCTCAATTATCTGATATTAGAAGCTCAGGTAACATCGAACAAGATGCGTCTGTTGTTATTGGATTGTATAGACCATACTACTATGCTCAAGCGGATGCGCGCGCTAACAACTTACCAGTTCCTGATATGGATTACACTCTTGAGTTTATTATACTCAAGCAGCGTGATGGATTAACAGGAGCTATCATAAGGTATTGCGACGTGACTACAAATAGAATAGCTGATGAACAGGATGAGCTGTTTAGGTTTACTGCACAAGAGCCTGCCTACAAGAACTCTGTGATTGCAAGTATTCAACCTGACTTTGATACAAACGTAAACATAGCACCATTTTAAATGAACATAGCAAAAGAGTTATCCAAGTTTAAACACATTAAGTACTATGATGAAGCTCATAAGTATTTTGTAGGCGAACAACAATTGATATCTGGCACTGGGTTCATTGGTCTGTACAAGGAGAAGTTTGACTCAGAAGGGATGGCAGAGAAGACCGCGAAGAAGAAGAAGATATCTAAGCAGGAGGTGCTAGATGATTGGGCATTCAAAGGAGACTTCTCTCGGACAAAGGGGACGCTTCTTCATAAGATAGCTGAGGACTACTGGAATAATAAAGTATTCCCTATTGACTACTCGGTTTACGATGAAAGATTTGGAGAGGGACTAATGCAAGAAAGATTAGAAGCCTGTAAGAAGATGTTTCTTGATTTCTACGCTGAGTCACAATATAACCTATATCCTATCGCCTTAGAGCTAGTCGTTGGAGACGCTGAGCTAGGTATAGCGGGACAAATAGATGGTTTATTCTGGAGTGATAAGCGTAATGAGATAATTATTATTGATTATAAAACCAATAAAGAGATTAATGAATTCAGTAAGTATAGAAAGAGGATGCTTGCGCCTATAAGTTTTCTTCAAGAATGCGAACTAACAACGTATAGTATCCAACTTAATCTGTACAAACTACTTTTGGAACGGAATACCAACTTAAAGATAGGCGGATGCTACTTAATTCATATCCACGAAGAACAGGAAGGATATGCACTGATAGAATGTAAAGAGTATCAACACGTTGTAGAGTTAATGATTAAGCATTATTTGGAGAATAAAAAAGTTTAGCATACATTTGTAATGCAATCGCCTTCTCACATTATAGCGATAAAGAACTTAAAATGCCTTCATTTAATGAACCGACGTGAGAAGCGGGAATTTATTTGGAGGCTTTTTATTTTAACAATAATTAAGATGGAAGAAATTTGGAAAGACATTGAAGGGTATGAAGGATTGTATCAGGTGTCAAATTTAGGTAGAGTAAAAAGTCTAAAGAAAAAGTACTCGAAAGAAGACAGGATTCGAAAACTCAGATTAGATAAAGATGGATACTTGGTAGTAAGTTTATGGAAATATGGGAAACCTAAGACCATGAAAGTTCATAGGCTTATAGCTATAGCTTTTATTGAAAATATAGAAAACAAATCTTTTGTAAATCATTTAGATGGCATTAAAAATAATAATTCCATAGAAAACCTTGAATGGGTGACAGCTTCTGAAAATACTAAACACGCACACTATACTGGGTTAATGAATAAAAAATTAGTCATTGATTTAGTAACAAACAAAATATATAATTCAACTGCGGAAGCAAGTAAATTTTATTCTATTGATGCTTCTGGATTAAGTAAAATGCTTAGAGGAATCAATACTAACAGAACAAATTTACAATACTATAAACCAACCAAACAATGAAAGACACACTAGAACATCACTTAGAAGATGTACTCGAAGAGGTTAAGACATCTCTGAGAAGCGCGTATTTCCGTGGCTACGAACACGGCGAGCAAGGTCAGGCTCTGATTAATCAGAAACTATCTAATCCAAGACTAATCCTTGGAGATTTCATCAAGTTTATCAAGAACTATAAGATGACAATGATTGATGGAGATATCAAGTTTTCCAACAACAACTACGTTTATATGGATGAGAATATCATAAACCTTTTCTTACTCAAGTACGATTATGACGCGGAATAAAACACAACTCATTAATAAGACTAAAAAGCATATTGCTTCGTTAGGGTATTTGTATTATATGGTTCCTGATGCGGGGAGTCTAATGCTTTTAAAGGAAAATGATACCCATCATTACCTTATGATTGTATTCACAGGACGTAATAGAACGTGGGAGCACGAACGGCGTCATTTTAGTATTGCAGAAATAGAAGTTGACACATTCAATGATGTTGAAAAAGGCATCGCTAAATATTTGGGAAATGAAAAATGAGTTTGTCACCTACGAGCAATCATTAGCCTTAAAGGAATTAAAATACTATGATGATACACTAAAAGTGTATAGTATCAAGTGGAAAAAACTGATGGAAGAAGAGTATGCAGTTAGGTACGATGTAGATTATGCCAAAGCCCCACTTAAACAACAAGTATTTAGATGGTTTAGGGAAAAGTATGAATTAGGTCATACCATTTGTCCATATTACTTTAATGCTAACATAACAGAATTGCAAGATGTGGATGATTATCCATCACAACACGAAGTTTATGTTTCATCACCCTTTACATACGAAGAGGCAGAGAATGCCTGCATAGATAAACTTATAGAGATAGCTATACAACAATACAAATGACATACGAAGAAGCGCAAGAAATATCATTACAAGTAAAGTGGAAAACAGATACTTGTATCCAAGGTGAAGAGTGTTGGTGCAGGATTATTGTTCCTGTCGTGCCTATTTCATTTTTGGAAGATGATTGGAATGTAGCACAAGATTATACAATAGTACGTCCAGGCGAACTTAACAAAGACCTAGCTGAACATTTTGTTAGATTACATAACAATTATATAGATGATGAAAACTAAACAACAAGACAATGGGATGGAAAGCAACAGTTGACATAACAAGGACGCAAGCCCTTGCTCTTGTATTAGATTACGCATTACAATGCGGTACTTTGTCAGATTCAGAGCTAGAGGATTTATTAGAGACTCTTGGTTATGGAGATAATCAGACACTACCATACTTTGGATATAATTTTAACATAACTAGACAACAAGAAAACAATGAAATGGTATAAATCTTACAATATGACTACTCATAAAGTAGGTCATTATATAGGGGAAGAAATAGATATAGATGCCGACAAGTGGGCAATCCCCAAGGAAATATTTGTAGTTAAGGCTGATTTCCTTGAGTTATCTCCAAAGAAAAAAAGGTCTATGCTTAGAATGATTATTTGGTGGTCAATCAAACAATATTTCAAATGAACGACATCTGTAAATGCAGTGGGAAAGATTGCCCACACAAAGAGAAGTGCTATCGGTTTACTGCTAAGGCAGATGAATATCAGGCTTACTTTTTGATACCACCTGTCGACAAAGATGGTAAGTGCGACCATTACTGGGGAGAGAAATCTGAGTCTATTTGGAAACAATTAAAAGATATTGTTAATGGAAAATAAGCAAACGGCGGTAGAATGGTTAGAAAAACAAATAAAAGACCATACCATTATAAAACCAGCATTGATTAATGGGTTTGAAATATTACTTGTTGAAGCCAAAGCAATGGAGAAAGAGCAGATAATAAAATTTGCTATGCACTTACATCAGGTAGATATGAGTAAAACAGGTACAGATATTCTTATGGAAGAAGCAGAAGAATATTACAACGAAACTTATGGAAAGATATAGAATAATAGAAACAAAAGTTCCTGTGTTGTCAGAAAACACAAAAGGAATAGCAAATTGGATACCTGAAATTGAGTATGAATTAACTTATCATGTAGAGGAATTAGTAATAGAAAAATTTTTATGGATGACTTTTAAATCATGGATAGAAGTTCAGTTTTATAGAGTATATGGAACTACCGAAGGCACAAGATTTACATCTATTGAAAAAGCACAAAAACATATCGAATTTAGAGAAGAAGAAATTAAAAAGAGTATTGTATGGAAGGGATAACTAAACAACAAAATAATGGAAAATAAAGAAGTTAAGATACCGAAAAAAATGACGTGCAATTGGTGCAACAAAAAAAAGCTATTATCTAATGGATACTTTTTAGG